GGAGTTGTATTTGCAAGGGATGCTTTTGTTGCAGTTGGTACTACAGTACTATCAACTAGGACATCAAGAATCTTTTTACCTACCATAAAGTAAAACTCGTTTCCAGCGTTTTTGAGACTCTGTTCTACGGATAGGAAATTGTTATCTTTTACATCATTCCTATTAACAGCGATAGTTCCCCTAAAGGAATTATTAGTTCCTGAAGTGTCAAGCTCTACAGTTGTAACTTTGCCGCCAATTGGTGGTGGAGTTCCGCCTGCCTCTTTGTATATCTCAAGACCCTTTTGATCACCAGGGTTTCCACCTACGGTATCTGTATATTTTGTTAGTGGTACGTTAACTTTAGGAGCATCCATATCAATTAACCTGGCGTATTGTTTCCAGTCAGACCAAGGCTCTGCTCCCTCTAAAATTTCATCAGCGATTTTTAAAGCTGATAGTGAGTTTGGAACAGAAACTGTTTCTCGAAGTTCTTTTCCACCAATTCTCATGTTACCTCTTGCCTCATCACCCATTCTGATTCCATAGCGATGTTTCCAGATTGTTGACAAGTTTGGATTAAGAATACCATCCTCAAATCCTGTTGGATGTGTCTTATCAAAGAATACTGATAGTGGTGTTTCTCTGATTGGACGGAATAAATCAAATGGCTTTCCTTGAGCTTGTGCAGCTTCTGCCCCTGCAAGTAATGCTTCTTGGACGTGTGCCATTTCTTTTAATGCTAAAATAGATTGACGATTGTGTTTTGGTTTTCCAGTTGCCATGATTAGGTAAACAACCCCTCTCTTTGCACATCTACAGCAATTATGTCAGTAGTACCTGTTGGTACTTGTAATGCTCTTGCGATAATTTGATCAGTTGCAGCGTTTGCTAATTCTAAAACTCCTGCAGTTGCACTAGGAGATAATGGATCACCAATTGCAATTGCATCAGCATTTGTAACTCTTGCAAGACATCTGCCTTGTGTAACTACAACAATACCTTGACCAGCACTTTCAGTTGCCAGAGTTGATGCATCACCAGATGCTGCTCCTGTAGTTGAATAAATTCCATCTGTGTCTCCACCAACTGCAATACCATAACCGACATCAGCTGCTGCATCTCCTTCTTCAACTCTTGGTAAGAGTTCACCTGAAACAATTGGTGTAACTAGAGTAACAACAGAACCCATTTCGATTGCCTCATTTGCAATTGAATTAATTACAGAACTTGATTGATGATCTATTGGTCCTCTTGCAAGTCCTAGATAGAAATTAGTCAATGATAGAGAATGACTATTCTGTTTAAAGGTATTATTAAAAAAATATGTTTTTGTAAAAAATAAAAAATTTCAAAATACCTTTAATCTAAATTTACAGTGCTGTTAATTTCAAACAAAAATAATATTATAAAAATAAATTCATAAAAAAAACTTTGTGTAAAATATATAAAAATTATTTTGTAAAAAATTAAATTCTAATTGTAGATAGAACTTTTGCTGTTTAGTATTTTATCCATCTGTTCAATTTCAGAACGTGCAACATCTAATTTCATTTTTTGACGTTGTGGAACTGGTTGAATTGTAGGAGTTCCTCTACCTTCAAATCCTGAAAAGTCTTGTAGTGCAGGTACTGTTTCTCTAAACTTTGCAGTAGAGTTTTTGCGTAGCGTATCAATGTCTAGGGACATACTTCCATTGTGAGCTTTTGTTTCTTGTAATTCTTGTGATAGAGTTTTGATTGCTTCTCTTTGTTGTTTGAGTATAGAGTTGTATTGTTTTTTATCATTATTTGATTGTCTGTATTGTTCTTGTAATCTATTTCGTAGAGGAACAATCTCCTTTTTGTACAAGTCAGTTACCATATTTTTAACAGTATACTGCATTTGTCTCATCATTTGATTAGTATCCATTGGTGGTAAATTAGGCATAACCATTCCCATTTCTTGGGCAACATCTGGTGCTAATCCTGGCATCATTCCAGGCATTGATCCACCTCCAGGTGGCATACCTGCTTGCTGCATTGGATTAGCTGGTGGCATTCCTCCAGCAGCTCCTGGTGGTCCTCCAGCTCCTGGTGGCATTCCTCCAGTTTCATTCCATTGGTTTACTGTACCATCCATATCCTGCATTGGTTTCTCACCAGTTGTGGTATCAGTCCCCTCTCCTGGATATGGAGCAGTGTTATCAGTTGATTGTTCTGATCCGTCTTCTCTTGGACCATTATTGTGATTATCTAATACTTCTTCTTTTACTTTATGTTCATCGTCATCCTCTTCTTCTTCAGTCATTGTTTTATTTTCTGGACTATTTCCTTCAGCACCTATTGGTTTTGTTGGAAGACCGTCTTCACCAGAATGCTGTCCCATTACTTCTTCATGTAGTTTATCTTTATCTTCATCATCTTCTAATTCTTTAATTGCTGATTCCATAAATGAATAAGCATGACTTCTTTGTTGTGGGTCTTGTGAATTGTTTAGTATAATTGCAGTTTCAACTAGTTTTTTTACTGCAGGACCTGCTCCGAGTTTTGTAAGTATTGGGTCTGCTTGTCCTATTGTTGCACACTCTTGTAATCTCTTAATTAATTTCAATAATTAATAATGGGTATTCTGTTTAAAGGTATTATTAGAGAGCTTCAATTTTTGTAAATTTAATTCCAGGTTCTGCTGATGTAACATGATGACCATTCCAGTATAATCCGTTCTTGTCAGTTACAACCCACGTCATTGCTATACCATCTAATTCACCTAGTACCACACCTTTTGGTACAAGACACAATTCACAATTTTTATCATTACAATTACTATTGCATTGCTCTATACTTTCTGAGCGCGGCATTCCGCCATTAATTGAGACTGCAGTAATTTTTCCATTATCAATTGCATCAATAATTTGTGGGTCTCGCTCCACTACTAGCATCTGCATTTCTTTTCTGTTCTTATCAAACTCTACATCTAAAATAGTAGCATCAGTTTCAAATTCTGGTTGATGATTGATGTCCATGCCTTTTCCAATTGCAGTTCTAGCCATTGCGTTGAGTTCTTCTGATGATAATTTTCTGCGGTATGGCTCCCCCTCCCCTGTATGGTCTGTAATTGCCTCACCTGCTGCTCGTACTAGGTATAGTTCACCACCTGCCTCATTTGCTAATTTTTTAGCATTAGAGATATAATCATCATTTAACCACTCAAATTCTGAGCGGAGATTGGTAATTGCCTCTTGGAGTGCTTTTCGATGTAGCCGTTGATTAATACCACTCTCTGTTCTTTTTGGTAATGATAAATTAAATTGAGGAAGTGTAACATTCATACAAGTACATAATTCTTTTAGTGGGTTTTTTGATGTGGTCTTTTTTGATAGCTTGCCGTCTTTGGATACTTTGTGTAGTTCTCCTTTTTTTGCAGCATCTTTAATGTGAGATTCAATACCATCAATTTCGTTTCGCTCTTTTTTTGTCAAGTTGTTGAAAAATGGTTTTGCGTTTGGTTTTACGTCCCAAGTACATTTACAGTTTGGATGCGTTGTTGTGTATCCAAGTTTTTCACTAGGTATTACTGGTCTGTTATGAGTTTCTAAGATATTGAATCTCTTGCCAGAATATTTTGCGCATTCATCATCGTTGTCGTGTCCATGATAATTAAACTCTGCAACTATCTCAAGTGGTTCATCTGTTTCAGAATCCAAATACTTTTTTATGATTTGATCAATTGCTACTACTCCTCCTAACAGTATAGTCCATTTTCCTAACAGTGTTAGTAATTTTTTTTTGGTGTCGTCTTTTTTTGCCTCAATAATTGCACCACTAGGTTCTATTCCTTTAGAATGTATTTGTGAATCACTGTGTAGTCCTTCATAGTTTTTAGGAAATGGTGGAATAGTTGATTGTACATTATACCCATGTTCTCCATGCATTGATGGTTGGGAATTTACATCAGATGCAGTACCAATCCAATTTGAGCTAGAAGGTGTCGGATAATTTAAAACATCATACGTGTTTGATAAATTTCCTAGACTGTTAGGATCAGGTGTAAAGAATGATTGGTAAGGTTGTGATGATGAACCAATTCCATATGGTGATACATTTGATGTAGGGTATGGTTGTACATCATTTGGTAGTCCCGTAAAATCAGTTAATGGTTCTCCTGTATCTGGAACTATAACTGGGTTGACATTTCCTGCCAAATCAAGACCTGTTACGGGTCCTGGCCAAGGCATTGCAGGTGGTGGTTCTGGTTGTGAAAAATATGCAACAACTGTCCTATGAACTTCTTCTTCTGGAATTCCTCTAGATAATAGTTCATGCTCCATTTGAATTACTTTTTGTGCAACATCTCCAGTTGTAGTTTCTACCATAAATCCTGGCTTGTAGTTTGTTTCAGTTTTTGTTTGAGTAGGTTCAACTTTACTATCAATAGGTTGTGGATTTCCAAATTTGTGCAAGTCACATGTTGATTTTGAATTTATCTGACCCTTTACCAATTCGCATAATCCTCCAGCAACAAAGTGTTTACAGTTGCCACATAATGCAACTCTAGATTTTTGGTTCCTTGACATTTCGTTTCAGCTGCGAGTCAAAAATATCCTTCCATAGTACAGAGTCTTGGTTTAGTCTTTTACCTCCAACATCTTTTGGAGTCTTTTTAATGTCGGGTTCTATTTTTCCTTTTTTTAATGGTGGATTAGAAACAGGAACTTGTCTGTTTGCATTTGGACCTTTTTCTTTTCCCTTATTTTTGACTAGAAATTTATTGTCCCCTACATGTTCTTTTAATATTATAGCTTCTACAACTTCTGCTTTAATTGAACTGGTAAAATCTTTATCATGACCTTCTTTGTGTGGTTTTTCCCCAGTACTGTCTACACAAATGCCCCATGCAGAATCATCAGACATGCCTTTAGCTTTAACATCACTTACGCATCTCTCTAATTTTTCAGGCAATAAAAATAAAAGTATTCATTGAATTAAGGTATTATTGATAATTAGATTATTTTTTACCTTTCCAAGTGATTACAGCATGAGCTGCCAGTGATGATGCCAACCCTGCTGGTAGTACGTATTGTAATAATTCCCATCCACCAGAAGATAATTCAAAGCCTATACCTGTAACACCATCTAATATTATCAATGACACTACTAGTGCAAAAATTAGTAATGTAACTAATTGTGTGTGTGCTGGTAACATTAAAAAATATTACAATATCTGAATAAAGGTATTATCAATCCCACATTGATTTTATTTGATTCTTGTAACCTTGAGTAATGTGCCATTTTGGTGTATATTTTGTTTCTTCATATGGAAGCCATGTTGATTCTTGATAATATGGAAACCATGTACCTGCTGTATCACTTGATAAATTATACGTGCCAGCTGTACTGTTTGTATTAATTTGAGATGGAATCCATGTTGTGGTTGCACCTGTAACATCAATGGTGGGACTAGTTGAATTCCAAAATTCAAATGGATCCTTTGGTCCTTTATTCATAATCTCGCCCATAATTGTAATCCTGGGATTGGTTTGAGCGGTAATAGTTTGTTGGTACAAATGGATTTCCTCCTCTAACATCAATCATCATACTATCATAAATTGGATTATCCATTGGTGGACTACCCATTATCTGGTTGTTAAAAATAGGTCCACCGCCAATATCAGCTGATGGTAAATACTGACCATTTGCAGTCTGGTTTGGTGCTACTATTCCTCCTCCCTCTACTCCTCCACTATTCATAGTTGCATTGCCAAGTGCCATCTGTCCATGTGGATCATTATACACATTATCAATTGTAACTAGATAGTCCTCATCAATTGGCAATCCTGCCTGCTCGAATAGTTTGAGTATTTGTTTAGGATCTTTTGGAATTGGGGACTGGAGATATAACTCAATTAATTTTATCATGTCTGGCACTGAGACGTCTTTCTTTTCTACCTGGCCAAAGTTTAGATCAAATCTAGTATAATGCCAAGGAACTGGAATCATTCCACCCATGTAATTTACATCATAAAATGGATTGGCCTTATACCAAGGCTTGAAGAGCTTTTCTTCTAACTGCTCACGTACAGAAATTGGAAATGCAGTTAATCCCAACTCATCAAGTAAAGCTGCACGTTCTGCATTGGCAAAGGTATGAGTTGATTCACCAGCCTGTTTTCCTCTAAAGTCATTTAATGCCTTGAATAGTGGTCCTTGTGTAATGTCTGCAAATTGTGCTGCATTGAAATTTCTTCCCTGTGATCCTAACTCCTTTACCTCAACGTTTGTTCCTGCAACTACGTCTTGTCCAATTTGTGCAGATTCAATGTTTGCTTGTAATTGTGCTCTTTGATCAGCTGATGCACCATCTGCAATCCAGACATTTCGAGTAATGTATCTCTGCTCTGCCATCTGCATTGTAAACTGTGTAGAATATTTTCTATCAAGCATTGATTGCAATTGCACATCAGCTGAATCTTCTGCAGATAATGGCATTGTAAATTCTCTTGTAGATGTAGCTGATACCCCAAAGCCTGTACCAAACACTGATGCATTAACTGGATTCCACTTGAAATGTAAAATCTCTCCTGGGTTGTGATACCCTTGGTACTCTGCCCCCCTAAATTCATACTTGTATGGTATCCTTTGTCTGTCCCACCAGATTCTGATAAAAGATGAAATTGGTATGTGCATTAAATCATCAAAGGAGCGAACATTTGCAATTCCCATTCGAGGCTTCCAAACAGAATTACCATACCAAAGCATCTCCTTTACAAGAATTGTATCAAATGTATCAAAGTGAAGTTTTGCTGTAAAATCCTCCATGTATTCAATGAAACTCTCAGAATCCCCTTTGACGTAATGTTTTCCTCCTGTAACTTTGGATGATAAATCATTAATTGCTAATTGAACATCTTCATCAAGTTCCAATGCTGTAGCCATTGTTTTAAAAGAAACTTTTGGAGTATCAAATGAGCGAGAGGTGTATCCTTCCCTTGAATATGCACCAACTGTACTAATTTCTGGACCCCAAACTGGTTGTGATAGCCCTGGTACCATTTCAGATAGCATTGTAGAGTTGATTGTGTTTTTTACGTTATGGAGATTCATTGAATTGGTATTGCGGAATGATCGCTCAGGCTGTGTGGAAAGAAGCTTTGCAAGACCATTTCTGATTCTGGTACCAAAGGGCAACAACAAAAAATGCTTTCATCAATTAAAGGTATTTTTATTACAATTATGGAGAACCAAAGTTTGATTGAAAAGTTAGAGCAGCAGCAGTGTTGGAATATGATTCAACTCTATTGTTTAGTGTATTTGCTGCCACAACATAGTTAGTTACAGCATCTACAAATGATACTACTGATTCAGGATAATAAAGCTGACCGTTTCCAGTTCCAGGAGTAGTCCCTGTAGTGTTTGCAATAGTTGTACCAGTTACTGTTTTTAGAATATTATTTCTAGTATCTCCAAATGCAGTAGTTGCATTACCAGTCAGTGTTCCATGTCCACTTCCTGGGAAAAACAATTCAGTGCTTTCAGTTCCAGGCGTTCCAAATTGTGAATTAAAAACTGTAGCTGTTACATTATAATTATTAATTACTCCATGATATGAATCAGTAACATTAAACAAACTATTTGTAACATCAAAAGATACACCATGAGGTCTGTTAAAACCTAAAGGTGTAGGATCAGGTAAAAGAACTGGATTGCTAGGAGTAGGACCCACATCATATTTTACAGCTCTGTGATTAAACTCATCAGCAATAACTAGTGTAGTGTTATCAGTGGCAATTCCTGCTGGATGATAAAAGTCTGAAACACCCGAACCGCCTTGGCCAGTTGAACCAATCCATATACCAGTTATAGCAGATAGTGTTCTGATTCTGTTATGAAATGTATCAGTTACAACTAGTCTGTCACTACCATCAAATACAATTCCTGTTGGACGATACAATGCATTATCTGTAGCACCTCCATTACCAATTGGAGCGCCTTCTCCACTTGTACCATCATTGTTACTTCCCCATGAAGCATCAAGTGTAAAAGTATAATTTGTGTCAGTGTAATCCCATTTTGAAATTCTGTGATTGAATTGCTCTACAACAAAAACTGAATTAGTAGCAATATCTACTGCAACATCAGTTGGTCGGTACATTTTGCCAGGATCTAGAACCATACTAGAAAAGTAGTTTAGTAATTAAAGGTATTATTATGAAAAAAATTAGGATGCAGGCATTTCAGCTATAGCAAAAGGGACTTTGCTATATTGAGTATTGCCTGGCATAGGTCGGACTCCATGATCCTTTTTATTTGCATAATACTCAGGATGTAGTTTTCGAGCACAGTTGTAACATAGTTGCCAGTTTTCCCAATTCTCGCGTTTTTGTGTAGAACGAGATCTATGAGAGCACCCAGTACCGTATCGGTGTCCTAAGCATGTAGCCAAGTATGTTTCTCCATTGAATTGTTACCAATTTTTTTTAGGAATTATTGCATAAATAGCTGACCATTAAGAAATCTTTAAGGAAATAATACCTTTATTTTAAAAATTTCCCTTTAATTGTTGACAGTAGAACCAGACAAGCTTGATACAGAAAAAATGTATGAGGGCGTCATACAAATTTTTGAAAGATTGCTAAAGCGTTTCATAAGCTATGAAAAACAAGATGATGATTCACAAGCAACCCTTGACTATCTAACTAAACTTGCAGGCTCTTTAGGATACATGGCACAAGTTCATTCTGGACTTGCAAAAGCATACCAACACGAAAAGAGACTTGCCGAGTTGGAAAAGAAATTTGAAAAGATTCCTCCAGAAATGCTCAAAGAAATATTAAGTAAAGGTAGATAGTTTGCCAGATAGTTTTGAGCGGAGGCTTGGTGATATTGAAAACCATGTAAATACTCCTGAAAAAAAATCAATTACAGGACTATTACCAACTGATAATTTAGAATGGATAGAAAAGTACCGACCATATGTTGGAAAAGTTAAAAGAACTTTTGAGTGGGAACCATTCTGGATTGATGTCTACAAGGACAAATCTCCAAACATTGTAGTTGTAAATGGGAGACAGACTTTCAAGAGTACGTTTGGAACTGACGTTATAGGATGTTATGTTACATCTCATGATAATGTAGAGGTAACATATATCGTTGATAGAGAAGACCGTGTTTCTGCATGGTCCAAGCAGAGATTCAGAAAAGATACCATGCTTCGAAACGAGATGCTAACACCGTTTCTTCCGCAGGGTAGGGCAAATGTTGGTGAAATTAATCTTACAAATGATTCTGTAGTTTATGTCAGAACTGATGAGAATGAATACAACAATGTCCAGGGAATGACAAATAGTCTAATGGTGTATGATGAATGCCAGTATCAGGAATTACAGTTTAGATCAGCTGCCCTATACTCCATGACACAAACAAAGGGTCAATGTTACTATCTTGGAATTGGTGGGGAAGCTGGTTCTGAATGGTACAAGTTGTGGAAAAAATCAGACCAACTGTCTTTGATGCTGCAGGTCCTGACCCCCCCAATCGATTCCAAGAAATATTAAAATTTCTTTTTTGTATTGAGCCTTTAACTGTGCTATCTGTTTTCCAGAT